TAAAAGGATGGAGCGATGCTTTAACAGGTAACATAATTTCAAACGAAGTTAAGTTCATCTCAAAAGAAACGCTAATTGCTAAATGTTATCACAAAAACGTAAAAGGCGAAAGCGTTACTACCGAAATAGCAAAAGGATTATACAAAGATATTAAAGATCAAGTTGTAACTGCTGGAGCTAAATATCACAAATCTATTTATGTAATGCTAGAGGATGGATCACTAGCAAACATTAAATTCAAAGGTGCTTGCGTAGGCAAATGGGCAGACTTCACACAAAAGACACGCAACAGACTTGCAGACGAGTGGGTTATCGTAGCTAAAGCCGAAGATGGTAAGAAAGGAGCTGTTAAGTTCTCAACTCCAAGTTTCTCTTTTGCAAACTCTATTTCAGATGAGGAAGCTAATATGGCAGATGAAGCGTTTAACATATTAGAATCATATCTTAAAACATACCTAGCCAAAGCAGAGCCAGCTATTGAAGTAGTACTACACGGAGATATTGCAAATGACTTCAACGATATGCAAGATGCTGATGAAGATGGATTAGACTTCTAAACGCCAAACAACACAACTAATTAAACCGCTATAACTAGCGGTTTTTTTATTGATACAAAGTAAACATTTTTAGTTCTCTATACCCCCCTAGAAAACAGACTTATAAAAAGTGATAGGGGGGTATCAAAAAAGTAAAACAATGTTTACTATGTTTACTCTAAATTTATAAGTATTTGATTTTGTTATATTTAAAAATGTAGGTTCAAAAACGTTAACATAATATTAACACTTTTGTTGTGTTTTAATCTTTACTATTAAAAATAATGTTTACTATTGTATTTTATATTAATTTAATTTCTATATTTGCATTTGTAGTCTGGAAGCTATTGAGAAAATCTTATCAATGCCACTCTTTCACGACTTCCAGCGTGTTTGAGTGGCATTAACCTTTTAAGTACTTATGGAATATAAAATTTCAGTTTTTAAAGACCTTTTTGAATCTAAGGATGTACCATACATTGTAGATTTGGAAAAAATCATCCAACGTGTAAAAGTTGGTAAGTCAATCGAGATTATTAAAAAGGTAAGAGCAGCACCAAACAAAAAAGAAGCAGATAGGATAAAGTCAACGCTTCCTTGTATATTGTTTGCTGGAGAGTTTGCAGAGCGTACTGGAAATGGTTTAGTCAATCATTCTGGACTTATGTGTGTAGATTTTGATAAATACCCAAATGATGACGTTATGCTCGAGCATCGGGCGATACTGGAGCGTAATCCTCACTTTATACTATTATTCACTTCCCCTAGTGGTAACGGTACAAAAGGAGTAGTTAAAATACCAAAAGCCACAAAAGAAACACACCCTAAATATTTTACTGCATTTCAAAAGGAGTTTGATTTCGACTATTGGGATAAGAACTGCTCAAATGTTGATAGGGTATGTTATGAATCATACGATCCAAATATATTTGTTAATTACGATGCTATTGAATTTGCACCAAATTTAATTGATGTAGGTTATAGTGTATCAGAAAAGACACCTTTAATACCAATTACAGATGAAGATAAGATAATTGAAAAGATAATGTCTTTTGATTGGAAAAAGGATTTTGTTGATGGAGAACGAAATAATTTTATATTTGATTTAGCTGGTATGTTTTGCGAGTATGGAGTAACCCAGTCTAGTGCTGAAAACTATATTTACAATAATGTAGTTATTGGAGATTTTACCGAAACAGAGATGCGCACCACAATTAAAAGCGCATACAAAAAAAGAAACTTTGATAGTAAGTTCTTTGAGGATTACCAAAAGATTGATAAAGTAAGAGTTGATTTAAAAAGAGGTAAGGAAGCAGTTATAAAAAAACACGGTATATCGGAGGATACTTTTGATGAGCTAAAGGAAGTATTAGAACACGAAGAATTTTGGTTCATTACCTACGACAAAAATGGTAAGGAAAAGGTAACAGTTGATCCACTTAAATATAAGTTCTTTTTAGAGCGTAATGGATTTAAAAAACATTACCCTAATGACAGCCAAAAACCTACTTGGGTTTATATCAATTCAAACAAAGTTAATATTACAAGTGTTGAGATAATAAAAGACTTTGTACTTAATTATGTACTTGAAAAGAAAGAGTTTGAAGTTTGGAATCATTGTGCTAAATATCAAAACTTATTCGCTGAAAACTTCTTATTGATGCTTGAGAGCATTGATTTAAAGATGTTGAATGATGACAGATACAAGTCTTATATTGCTTTTAAAAATGGAGTGCTAGAGGTTACTAAGAACACTATTAATTTAATTGATTACATTGATATTGACTTTTACATTTGGCAAGACCACATTTTAGATAGGGATTTTGTTGAGATGGATGAGTTTGAGAATGACTACCAAAGATTTATAAAAAACATCTCCAACGAAACAGAATTACCAACCGAGTGTGTTATAGGTTACTTGATGTCAACTTATAAAAACCGTTCTAATAACAAAGCCATTATATTAAATGATGAGGTAATTAGCGAGAATCCAGAGGGAGGAACAGGTAAAGGAGTATTTGTACAAGGTATTAGCCAAATTAGAAAAACATCTATTATTGATGGTAAGCTATTCGATGGTAAAAAGTCTTTCCCTTATCAGACAGTTTCCTTAGACACTAAAATATTAGTATTTGATGATGTTATAAGAACTTCAACTTTGAAGAAAAGTTTAGTTTGGTAACGGAAGGATTGACTTTAGAGCGTAAAAATAAAGATGCTATTAAGTTAAATGTACACGAAAGTCCTAAGTTAGTTATATCTACAAATTATGCTATTCGTGGCGAGGGAAATAGCCACGATAGAAGAAGATATGAGTTAGAGATAGCACAATATTACGGTAAAGATTTAACACCAGAGGATGAGTTTAAAAGACAGTTGTTTGATGATTGGGAACTTATAGACTTTCAAAAGTTTGATAATTATATGGTTCATTGTTTACAGTTATTTTTAAATAATGGATTGGTAAGACAAAATGCTAAGAATATTAAGATGCGGAAGTTTATCGCTGAAACTGCGATGGAGTTCTTTGAGTTTGTTAAGGATGAAGAAGTGGTATTAAGAAATGAAAGGCTTGACAAAAAAGCAATATTTGAAAAGTTTACGGAAGAATACCCAGACTTTAAAAAATGGCTCACTCGTAAGAAGTTTAATTTATGGGTTCAAAAGTTTTGCACTTTCAATGGCTTTGAATACATAAGCGATACCTCAAATGGTATGCAATGGTTTATTATTAAAAGCGGAGAAATAAAAGAGGAAGAAGATAACGATATAATGTTTTAATTATGGAACTTAGAGATTATCAAATAAAGCTATCAAATGAAGCAGCCGATATATTAAAACGTAAAGGATTGGTTTATCTGGCGATGCAAGTAAGAACTGGCAAAACATTAACAGCACTTCAAACAGCAGAGAACTTTGGAGCTAAAAATGTTTTGTTCCTCACTAAGATAAAAGCATTTAGTTCTATTCAATTTGATTATGACCAGATGGTTTTTTCTTTTAAAATAACAATAGCAAATAACGAGAGTTTACACAAAGTTATAGGCGATTTTGATTTGGTAATACACGACGAACACCATCGATTTGGTGCATACCCTAAGCCAAACGCAGTAGCCAAACTATTTAAACAAAAGTATTCGCATTTGCCAATGATATTCCTATCAGGAACGCCAACGGCTGAATCGCACTCGCAATGGTATCATCAATTTTGGGTTAGCGATAACAGTCCGTTTAAGGAATATGCAAACTTTTATAAATGGGCAGCAGACTTTGTAAATGTAAAAGTTAAGCATCTCGGATACGCAAAAGTGAATGATTATAGCGATGCAGATATTAAACATATTGAAAGGAGAATTAAATACTTCATCCTAACTTTTACTCAAGAGCAAGCGGGTTTTACTTCAACAGTTAACGAAATGGTTTTAGAAGTTGAAATGAAACCTATTACCTATCAAATTATAGAAAGGTTAAAAAAAGATTTGGTTGTAAAAAATTCACAAGGTCAAATAATACTTGCCGATACTGGCGTTAAATTAATGCAGAAAGTCCACCAGCTTTCAAGTGGAACGTGTAAGTTTGAAGATGGCACTAGCAAAGTGATTGACTATTCAAAAGCAGAGTTTATAAGGGATAATTTTAAAGATGTAAAGATTGGTATATTTTATAAATTTAAAGAGGAATGGAACGCTTTAAAATCGATTTTAGCGGATAAGTTAACAGATAACCTAGAGGAGTTTAATACAACCGATAAATGTATTGCTTTGCAGATTGTAAGTGGCAGAGAGGGAATATCTTTAAAAGAGGCAAAGTATTTAGTCTATTATAATATTGACTTCTCTAGTGTAAGCTATTGGCAAAGTAGGGATCGACTTACTGAAAAAACTAGATTAAGTAATGAGGTATTTTTTATTTTTTCTAAAAATGGTATAGAAAATTCAATATACAAAACTGTTTTAGCAAAAAAAGATTACACAACTAGCCTATTCCTAAAAAACTTTGGAATTAAAAAAATAGAAAAAAAAAGCAATAGAATTAAAGCATAATTTTGTATATTTGTGTATCAATTATTGCGGAATTGATAAGTAAAAAAATAATTTAATTCAAACCCCAGTAGAGCCGCAATCTCGAAAAGGTTTGAATTTTTTTTGTTATGATAGGAATTTACAAAATTACAAGTCCAAGTGGTAAAATTTATATTGGACAAAGTGTTAATATTACAAAAAGATTTGTAGATTATAAATATTTAAAAATTAACCAAACTAAAATTTTTTATTCTATAAATAAATACGGTTATGAAAATCATATTTTTGAAGTTATAGAAGAATGTGATATTAATTTATTAAATGAACGTGAAAGGTTTTGGCAAGATTATTACAATGTTTTAAAAAAAGGTTTAAATTGTAGATTAACAAAAAGTTCTGACAAAAGCGGAATATTTAGTGAAGAAAGTAAATTAAAAATTTCTAAATCAAAAAAGGGAATAAAGCCAATTTATAAAAATCCCGAACAAAGATTAATAAATATATCTAAAGCATTAACGGGTAAAAAATTAAGCGAATCACATATTAGGTCTTTATCTATTGGTCAAACAGGTTTAAAAAGAAGTCCAGAAGCAATAAGAAAAAGTGTTTTAAGTAGAACTGGAAGAAAGGATAATGAAACTACAAAAAAAATAAAAAGCGAAAAACAAAAAGGAGGTCAAAATTCTTTTGCAAAAATTGTTTTAAATTTTGAAACAGGTATTTTTTATGAAACTGTAATAGAGGCTGCAAGTAGTGTTGGAATGTCTTATGGTGCTTTTAGTCATTATCTAAATGGAAGAACTAAAAGAAAATTACCATTTATTTATGTTTAAAAAAAACTTTTAAAAGATGCTAGAGCAAAAGTTACAAACGAAAATAAAAAAGAAGTTGGAAGAAAAGGGGTATTTAGTCGTTAAGCTAATTAAAACTTCGTGCAACGGAATTATGGATTTAATGGCGCTAAAAGATGGCAAAGTTATTTTTATAGAAGTGAAGCAATCGACTGGAGTTTTGTCTGAATTGCAGAAGTTAAGAATTAATCAATTAACCGATTTAGGATTTGATTGTAAAGTGTGGACAGACTACGAGTGCGATTTTATGTTAAAAAATTAGTTCAATTAAAAAACTTTTTTAATCTTTGTTGAAACTTTAAAACAATTACAAAAATGAACACAGAATTTACAAAAGAAGAAATGTACAACCTTAAGGGTTGTTACTCAAAAGAAAAATTAAACAAATGTTCTTTTATGGTTAAAGATAATATTTCAATTATTGAAATACTTGATTCCGAAATACCATTAAAAAACAAATCTTGGTTTATTAGAAATTCAATAGGATTGACTGATTTAGAAAAAAAAGAGTTTGCTATTGGATGTGCTTTGGTTGTGTTGCCTATTTATGAGAATAAATACCCTGATAATGATGCGCCTAGAAAAGCTATTGAAGCATCGCAAAAATATTTAAAAAGTGAAATTACTTTAGAAGAATTAAAAGTTTTTAGAAAAAATGCTGCTTCTGCTGCTTCTGCTTCTGCTGCTTATGCTGCTGCTTATGCTGCTGCTTATGCTGCTGCTTATGCTGCTGCTTATGCTGCTTCTGCTGATGCTGATGCTTATGCTTATGCTTCTTCTGCTGCTGCTGCTGATGATGCTTATGCTGCTGCTTATGCTGCTTCTGCTGCTGATGCTTATGCTGATGCTTATGCTGCTGATGCTGGATATAAAGATAAATTATTGTCATTCTTTAAAGAGTTTGTAAGTTGAAACCCACCGACTTAAATTTAACATCTACACCTCAACCATCAAAGTTAGGCAGGCTTTATAGATTGTCAGGTATTTTAAAGAATTTACAAGTTCCTAGCAAATGGATTAATAAGGTTGAATGTTGGCACTGGTATTATATTTTCAAGTACACAGATGACAATAGCTTCTTTGGATTTGAGTTTGATTATAATGATAAATTTGTACAAAAGTTTAACCACGAGCAATCGCTAAAATTATTTAAGATATGACACCGAAACAAATGGCATTAGAGTTAGTAGATAAGTATTTAGATTTAGATAATTACAATAATCTTAATTTAGATTTATTTTGTGACGAATGTGGAATGTCAAATGCTGCTGCAAAAATATGTGCATTAATTGCAGTTGATGAGATTTTAAAAGCAAATGTAGTTTGGTATGAGGGAAGCATTCCTAATAAATATTGGCAAAACGTAAAAAAAGAAATTGAAAAGCTATGATGAACCAGCACAAAATGTACAGGTGCATTAGGATGATGGAATTTTTGCAGGAAAAACCACGAAATATGCATACGATAGCAAGATATTTAAATGTAAATAATAGAACAGTATATCGATATATTAAACTTTATGAAGCACTGGGGTATATTGTAACAAAAGATAAATTCAATAAAATAAAACTATTTAAAAATGGCTGATATAAGTAAATGCAAAGACCACCTTTGCCCTTCCAAAACTATTTGTTATCGTTTTACTGCGCCAGTAAATGAATTTAGACAAAGTTACATCAACACCAATAGAGAATGCGATGCTTACAACTGCGATTTATTTTGGCATAATGGTAAATGTAAATACTGCGGACAAAATGAAAACAATCATAAATTAAGCTGTGCAAGTCAGAGAGCGACAATATTAATGAATTTAAAAAAGAAATAAGATGACAGCAGTACAATGGTTAGTAAAAGAACTAGGAATAAATGATTTAGTATTTAGTAAAAATATGCCTATAACTAATAAGATATTTCAACAAGCCAAAGAAATGGAAAAGCAACAGATAATTGATGCTGGAAATAGTTGTGCTATTAAGCAACATTTACACAATGATAAAGTTGATAAAATGAGTATGGATGAAATGTTAGAATTTGCTAATACACAAACTATAACTTTTGGAGAACAATACTACAACGACAAATTTAATAAATAACTTATGACACTAAAAGAAAAAATAACAGACCAAGTTCAAGAAATGCCTTTAGAAGTAAGTCCAACGCAAAAAGATATTGATAATTATAATTTAAGTATTAATAACTTAGAAAAAATATCAGATGAATTTGCTATTGGATTTTCGGAGTGGGTAAATTGCAGTAAAACTTATTACACGCCAATGAATGAACTATTAGAAATTTACAAAAAAGAAAAAGGATTATGACACCAATACACTACACCTCAGGAAAAGATTACGACCTTATCGATGTTGGAACACATTACAACCTTAATTTCTTCCGTTTTAATGTTTTAAAATACATTTGCAGAGCAGGGAAAAAGCAAAACGAGTTACAAGATTTAGAAAAGGCAGTTGACTACCTACAACGAGAAATAAAAAATATTAGAGAAAACCAATTAAAAGAGATAGAAAAATGAAAAAAGCAGTAATTACAACAGACCAAAAAGTATATCAACTATACCTACTACAAAATTCATTAACTTTTATGGATGCTAGGCAAATAGCTAGAAAATCCGATTTAGACGGAACAGAATTTGATGAGGTTATCGACCTAGATCCAAAGTCAAATGTTACCGACTGGGTAAGAGATAGAATAAAAAGTAAAACTTTAGAAATTAATTAATACATTTGACTTATGAAAAGAATTTTATTTATATTAGCAATAGCGTTCGCTTCCTGTTCGACAGATGAGCAAGCTAGACAAGAAGAACCTGCAAACTGCTCCTGCGAAACAATTTTAAGAGCCGACACGTTTCATCTACCAAGCGGTTATGTTTGGACTGTAGCAATATTAGCAAACGATTGTACAGGAGCGCAAAGACAAAGAGATTTAGTAGGGATTCATAGATTAGGGGAAAAGATATGTAATTAGATGATCGAACAACTTGCACAACGAGATAGCGAATGGAGAGAGATGGCTTTCAGATTAACGAAAGACAAAGACCTTGCCGACGAGATTGTGCAGGAAATGTATTTAAAAGCGCATACGTTTAAAGATTGCAAAAGTTCTTATATTTACACCATCCTTAGAAATCTATTCTACGATAGTTTAAAGACAAAAGAAATACTAATTGATGACTTTACAAGGTTTGAGATTATCGAAGATGAATATGTATCTTTGCCAGAGTTTCACGAACTTGCTAAAAATCTAACTTGGTATGAACGAACGATGTTTGTTTGCTCAACCTTGCAAGGACAAAGACCATTCTCTAGGCAAACAGAAATACATATCCAAACAGTTCACAGAATTAATAAAATGGTTAAAGAGAAATTAATATGTCAAGTAAAAAACCAAAACTCGGAACAGCTATAAAGAAAGTAACCGAAACTATAGGAATTGAAACCTGTTCAAGTTGTGAGGGTAGAGCCTTTGCAATGGACAGATGGACACATAAAAAACCGATTAGAAAAGTAGATGTAAAAGACTGCGAGGCTTTTAATAGTGCAGAGCCTAAGATAGCTGAAATATACCTAAAATACTTCGGTTTAGACAATACAAATAGCACCAACGTAAAGGTAATTGAAGTAATGACTAACGATTTAAATAAGCTATTTAATAGTTAATTTGTATTAATTATGGATAAAAGAAAAGAAAATGGAGGCCATAGCACAAAGGCCAAGGGGATTGACAAAAGGAAAAACGCTTTTAGAGAAGTAATATCTGAAAGCCAAACGCCTGAAGATGTTAAGAACGTTTTGAATATGGTTAAGCACAAAGCAATAGCCGATCAAGATATTGCAGCAGCTAAACTTTATCTTGAATATACATTAGGAAAACCAGACCAAACAATCGAACTCGATGGAGCAATCCCGATTGTTGATATGTCGCAATGGAAATAATACCACCAAAATTAACAAGTTACCAAAAGAGAATATTAAACTCTAAAGCACGTTTTACTATTACCGAGGCATCAACCAAGGTAGGTAAAACGTTTTCGCATAGTATTTGGTTATACGGAAAAGCACACGAGGGGCAAGATTTTCAAGGCCGTAACTTTTGGTGGGTTGCTCCAGTATTTAATCAATCTAAAATAGCTTTTAATCGATTAAGAAGATACCTATCGGCCACAAAGATGTATAGGTTTAATGAAACAAATTTAATTATCTATTGTCCGAATGGTGCTGAAATACATTTTAAGTCGGCCGAAAAACCCGACAACCTTTACGGAGAGGATGTTTACGCTTGCGTGTTTGATGAAGCACCAAGAGCAAGAGAGGAAGCGTGGTTTGCTTTGCGTTCAACATTAACATCCACAAACGCACCTTGCAAACTTATTGGCAACTTTGGCGGCATATCTAATTGGGTGCATAAGCTAAAAGAGAAAGCACGAAATGATAAAGAGTACGAGTATTTTCGTGTTACATGTTGGGATGCGGTGGCCGAGGGGATAATTGAAGAGGAGGAAGTATTACAAGCCAAACGAGATTTGCCCGAAAAGATATTTAAAGAACTTTACATGGCCGAACAATCAGAAGATGTAGGCCAATTAGTAATGAATGAAAGCATTATTAAACTATTCTCAAATGTTCATATTGAAAGCGGAGTTAAATTTATAACTGCCGATATTGCTCGATTAGGAAAAGACAAGACAGTTATATTTGTTTGGGATGGTTTAAGGGTTTGCGAAATAATAGAGATGCAAGTTTCAACAGTCAATCAAAGCGTGGATGCAATTAACGAGTTGGCCACAAAATACAACGTAAACCGAAACAATATAATAGTTGACGAGGATGGAGTTGGTGGTGGTGTTAAAGATTATCTTAAGTGCATAGGATTTACAAATAATGCTAGGCCACTTAAATATAACAACAAGGAAGAAAACTTTGTTAATCTTAAAACGCAATGTTATTACAAATTGGCCGAAGTAATAAATAGAAATGAAATGTATATTGACTGCAACGAATTTCAAGAAAGGCAACTTACAGAAGAATTAGAAATGGTAAGGCTGGCCAAAGAAATTGATGCATCAAAAATTGCTATTATTAGCAAAGATGAGATTAAAAAGAAGATAGGCCGATCTCCAGATTATAGCGATGCTTTAATGATGCGGATTTATTTTGAATTAAAACCCACCCGAAAAGTAATAATAACATAAAACAAAACAACATTTTTTAGTTATAATAGTATGAGAGTAGTTATACCCACAGATTTAAAAGAGATTACCCTATCGCAGTACAAACGATACCAAAAGGTTGTGCAGGATAATGCAGATGATGAAACGTATGTTTGTATTCAAATGGTTGCTATATTCTGCAACTTAGATATTGCCCAAGTAATGACAATCCCAGCGTTGGAGTTTGCAGATATTGTTAAGACAATAGCACAAACACTCGACCAAACTCCAGCACTTACAAGAACATTTAAACTAAACGGAGTTAACTACGGATTTATCCCAAATTGGGAACGCATATCACTAGGAGAACACGCAACGATTGACACTTGTATGGGCAAAGATGAATTGACCGAGTTAATGATGTCAGTAATGTATCGACCTATTAAAAGAAAAGCAGGAGAGTTTTATGAGATTGAACCCTATACTGGTGATGAATCACTAGCGGATAATTTTAAAGATGTTCCTATGAATATCGTTCGTGGTGCAATGGTTTTTTTTTGGACTTTATTCAAGGAATTATTGAGCAATACCCTATCCTCTATTCCCAAGAAAGCGGAGATGGAGAGAGTGGATTTGGAGAGCGTTGGGGTTGGTATCAATCTTTTATCCGAATTGCAAGAGAACTTAAAATCCGAGTTCGAGAAGTGGGAGCAGAGGACTTACACGAATCACTCACGTTACTATCTTACTTAATCGACGAGAGCAAAGAGGAAGCTAGACAAATTAAACAACAACAACAAAGATGAACCAATACTATACTTGTTTAAACTTCATTAGAGATAGCATAAAAGATGCTCCTTTTATCAATACGATAACTCAAGGTACTGACATAATCGATAACGTTAAGAAAAACATATTTCCTTTAGCGCATATTAATATTTTAAATGCCTCTGCACCTGCACAAAGTAATACATTCACTTTTGAAATAGCGGTGCTAGATATTCGCAACGTAAGCAAAAAAAAATCAAATGACAAGTTCTTGGGCAACGATAATGAGATTGACAATTTAAACACTTGCCACGCTATAATTAACTACGCTATAACCAAGATGCAGTTAAGCAGAAACGATTTCGATATAGAGATTGAAAACGTATCGGATTTATCGCCTTTACTTTTAGAGTTTGCAAATATGTTAGATGGTTGGAAAGTTGAACTTACACTTTCAATTCCAAATAACGAAATGAGCGTGTGTTGTGAAGATTGATAATGTACAACAAGCGTTAAATGAGTTCGGACAACTTGTTATCGATCGAGCAAAGTCTAACTTAAAGAAAGGAGGCAAATATGGTTCACACAATACGAGTAACAAGTTGACCAACTCTTTAAAGTTTGAAACAAAAGAAATGCCCCGAAGTATTGGGTTTGATTTTTATGCAGAGGACTATTGGAAGTTTTTAGATTATGGAGTTAAGGGTAAAATATCGAGCGCAAAAGCACCGAACTCGCCTTATAAGTTTGGAAGTGGAACAGGTAAAAAAGGCGGTTTAAGAGCATCAATAGATAAATGGGTAGTACGCAAAGGACTTGCAGGAACTAGGGGCGCAGATGGTCGGTTTATGACACGTAAGCAAATGGTGTCAATGATTAGCCGAAGCATTTATCTAAAGGGTACACCCGAAACAAAGTTTTTCTGAGAAGCCTTTGAAACATCTTACAAAAGATTGGATGAAAATATAGTTGAAAAATATGGTTTAGATGTTGAAACGTTTTTAAAGTTCACGTTAAAAGAAATAAAATGAAAGTAATATTTGTTAGAAGTCCGTACACTATAACAGTTGATGAAGCAACGCAGTTATTGACTAAGGTAGAGTTATACATTTGGAAAGGAAATGAAAGCGCACCAGCTACACCGACAATAGTGTTAGAGAAACAAATACCTGACACAATAAACAGATCGTGTTATTTTAATATTTCGCCTTACATTAAAGACTATATCGAAAACATAGCACCTACTTCCGTAGAGCCAACAGATGAAGACTTTGATATGTGGCGCAAGGCAGTTGCAGTTACTTACTACAAAGCAGATATAAACGACGATTGGACTGAATTAGATGTTCAAGAATTTGTCGCAGTTAATGGCTATACTAATTATATGGGTGGTTATAACCAAGATATAACTACCGATGTTCTTTGTTTAACAAATCCAGATGTAAGGCTAAAACGAGGGGATAACAACCAATATTTTAATGTGCTAGTTGATTATGATTGGAACGATGGATATGATTTGATTTATAGATATAGAAATTTAGCAGGCGCAACGATTGAAAATTTCAAAGCAATCAATTTAGCGGATGAAATTACTGGTATTTTTATGATGAAAGTACCATATCGAACTGAAACACCTGGCCAAGAAAACGGAAATAGCGTACAAGTTAGATTAAATACTTCTGGCGGAGTTCCAGACCAACCTCTTATTTACTTCTTAAACGAAGATGTTTGTTTGTACACTCCGATAAAATGCACGTTTATAAATAACTTTGGTGGGTGGCAGTACCTTACATTCTTCAAAGCAAGTTCGACAAGTTACGATACAAAAGCCAAAGCATATAATTTACTCGCAGATGGTGTTGACTACAATCCATTAAGAGGGCAAAAAAAGAATTTCAACTTTGAGCAAACGCAAAAGATAAAAGTTAATACTGGATGGGTAGATGAAAACTATATTGAATTACTAGCAGACTTAACCAATAGTGAAACAGTATTGATTGACAATATTCCTGCAACGTTAACAAGCCGCCAAATTGAAAAGAAAACAAGGCTAAAAGATAAAATGATTAACTACGAAATGGAGTTTGAATATGCGTTTAACTTAATCAACGATGTGAATTAATGGTATCAATTTATATTTACATAGATGAACTAATTGACGATGTACTCACACCAATTTCAAAACGAATAGAGTTGTTTGAGGATGAAACAATTACTATTACTTCATCTATTCAAAACTTTAACGATTTAGGCAAGATATTTACAGACTACTCAAAGTCGTTTACGATTCCTGCATCTGCGGTCAACAATAAAATCTTTTCGTATTGGTATGAAAATTCAGTTAGTAATGGATTTGACCAACGCAAAAAATACTTTGGTAGAATAGAGATTGACGATATACCTTTTCGCTTTGGAAAATTTCAGCTAGAGAAAGCCGATAAAAAGAATAATATGATTGAAAGTTATACAATCAATTTTACTGGCAATCTAACTCAAATAAAAGATAGATTCAAAGATGATAAGTTAAATAGTTTAGATTATAGCGAATTGAACTTTGATTATAATTTAACAAACATTAATAACGCTTTAACATTAGGAACTTTAACCCCTTATGTAGCGTTCCCTTTAATTGGAAGCAATAGACGCTTTGAATGTGGCACTGGCACTGGTTCAGATATTACTACTGCAAGCGGAGAAATAGATACAAGGACTTTATTCCCTGCTATTCCTGTATGGAAAATATTTGAGTACATACAAAGTAGATACGACCTTAATTTTAGCGGTGTATTTTTAGATAGTTTGATATTTAGAAAGCTATGGTTATTTTTAAAAAATGCAGAGGAGTTTAGTGTTAGAACAGAACCGATACAAGTCGATATGTTTACAACTACTGATTCTGACTATTATGATTTGTCAACTAATGAAATGGTTTTTAAATTTCAAAGCGTTTCAACTACAAATTATTTTAGGGGTTTTATAAGTATTACACCTACTGATGATGCAATACCTTACACGCTAACCATTTTCGACAATGGTGTTTTATACCAAACATACGAAAACGTTTTAGGGTTTCAAGGATTTGTATTTTTTGAAAAACAAATAAGTCAAGAGCCGCAAGTAAACGGACAATTTATTGAACATAGATTTACATTTTCAGTCAGTTCCGTTTTTCCGATGACTTTTACTTCTTTATTTCAATTAGTAAAACAATATGCACTTACTACAGGAATTTTTACTGAGTTTTATTACTCAAATAATACTTTGCCTTTTACTAATCAAACAACGACAAGCAATCTAAACATTCAAAATTATGTTCCAGATTTAACAATCGAAGCGTTTTTAGTTGGAATAATGAAAGCGCACAATCTTATGATTATCCCTTTAAACGAAAACTCTTTTGAGTTCGTAACAATGGATGTTTATTTTGAGCGTGGCAAATATTTGGATATAACGAAATATTGCAAGACTGATGATGAGCAAATTAGTAAGCCTAAAATATTCAAGTCAATTAAATTCTTATTTGAAAAGTCAGAGAATATAATCAATAACGCTTTTCGTGGTTTGTTTAATCGTGAGTATGGCGATTTAGATTACACCAATGAAAACATAACAAGTACGGAAGTTTACGAGGTTAAACTACCATTTGAGGATATAATGTACGAGCGTTACATACCACCAATAACAGATGGCACTACAATAACCAATTTTGTAACTGCAACCCTTTGGAATAAAGACACGCAACCATACACTCCAAAGCCTATTTTAATGTATGATAATGGGTTTAAAGTTTTAGATGTAGATGGTACAAGTCCAACTATTAAATATAGTTTTGGTGCTTCTGATTTCACAACAAATAGATACAGAAGATTCACAAATGAAATAGAAATAGCAGGGACAGATACTTCTTTGCTTTATGGCTTTAATTTTAGTAACGAGTTAGGAGTTGTAAATACAGAAGCTGCACCGCCTAAAGGTTTATACGATACCTACTACGCAAACTATGTAGAGAATCTTTACAATATTAGAACTAGAAAAGTAACTGTAAAAGCTATGCTTAATACATTAACAGTAAACAATATTCAGTTATACGACAGAATAATTTATAATAATAAAAGGTACACTATAAACACAATGACAGTTGACCTAATAACAAAGGAAACAACCTTTGAACTATTAAGCGATTTTAGACAGTTTACAGATGCTAATTTAGGGTTAAGAAATACAAATGTATCTCAACTAATTATCGACAATACAGAGCAAGATATCGAGATTCAAGTTTTCTTAAACCAGTCCGATTTATGGCGTAGTAAAATAGCCGTTGGATTTTTAAACGGAACTTATTTCAAAGCTAACACTTATAAAGATGGATTGCTTAACATATCTATTCCGATAAATACAAGCGGTGTAGACAGACAAGACAATATTTTAATCGAATACTTTAAAGGAGCGACAAGTACAACCATATCAATACCAGTATTACAATATGCTTAGACAAATTTTACAGATGCTACAAATAGCAGAGGAATACAAAGGCAACGAGATAATCGAAACCGCAAAGGGAAAATATCAATACACAACTAATTGGGAGTTGTTTAAAAAAGTAGCAAAATGGCAATAGAGAAAGTAATTGATATAAAAATACAAGGCAACGCAGATGAAGCGGTTGGTTCTTTACGCAGTCAGTTAAGACAAGCGCAAGCCGATGTCGCTGAATTATCTGCAAAGTTTGGCGTTACTTCACAACAAGCAGTCGAAGCCGCTAAAAAAGCAGGGGAGTTAAAAGATAGGATTGGCGATGCTAAAGCCTTAACAGATGCTTTCAATCCCGATGCAAAGTTTAAAGCCTTATCGGCTTCCCTTGCAGGAGTAGCGGGCGGATTTGCAGCGGTGCAGGGCGGAATGGCTTTGTTTGGTGCTGAATCAAAAGAAGTAGAGAAAACACTTCTAAAAGTTCAGTCTGCAATGGCACTATCGCAAGGACTTCAACAGATTGGAGAAAGCGTAGATAGCTTTAAACAACTTGGAGCAGTTATTAAGTCTTTAAATATTGTTCAAGCCGCAAATAATTTTATCCAAAATGGTTCGATTGCCTTAAAAAGACAAGATGTAGTAGCGACTGCGGCACAATCAACTGCAACAGTAGCGGCAACAGCGGCAACAAGTGCAGCAACAACAGGAATGAAGTTGTTACGATTGGCAATTATAGGTACTGGAATTGGTGCTTTAGTTGTGGGATTGGTAGCTTTATACCAAAACTTTGACAAAGTAAAAGAGGCGGTTTTAAATTTTATTCCCGGACTGGCTTCAGTAGGTAAATTTTTTACAGGTATTGTTAATTCAGTAACGGATTTTGTAGGAGTTACTTCAAATGCAACAAGGGCTTTGGATGCAATGCGTGAGGCAGCCGACAAATCACTAGCATTAAATAAAAAATATTTAGAGCAACAAGGCGACCAATTAGATGAGTTTACAAAAAAGAAAATTGAAGCCAAAAACAGATATTTAGAAGCGTTAAAAGATGAGGGTAATTCTGAAAAAGATAGAATAGAATTAGCGAAAAGATTAAATAGAGAATTAGCAGCAGCCGACAAAGAACGTGAAGATGAAAAGGAAAAGAAAAGAAAAGAGGCGGCGGATAAAGAAAATCAAAAAACTAATGAGGCTAGTAAAAAAGCAGCAGACGCAAGAAAAAAAGAGCGTGAAAATTATTTAAAAGATGCAGAGGATTTAGAAGCATTAAAAGCTAAATTAGAACAAAACAGATTAGACAAAGAAGCAGAGGTTAAAAAGAAAGCAGACGATATTCAACAAGGTCTTAAAGATAATGCGAAAACTCCTGCTCAAAAATTACAAGAAAAGTACGATGAAGAAAGGGCAATTTTAGAAGCGGCTCATCAATCGACTTTATTACTAGATGCTAAATTTTATACCGACAAAAAAGCCTTAGAGGATGGCGATACAGCCAATAAAAAAGCAAACGCAGAAACTCAAGAGGAAATCGAAAAGAAGAAAGCCGCTGCACGTGAGCAATGGTTGGCAGCAGGTTCAAACACTTTAAAGCAAGCAGCTACATTATTAGGAGAATCAACCGCAGCAGGGAAAGCCGCAGCAATAGCGGCAACAACAATAGATACCTATCAAAGTGCAACCGCAGCTTATAAATCACTTGCAGGTATTCCAGTAGTTGGTCCAGCATTGGGTGGTATTGCAGCAGGTGTAGCAGTAGCTGCAGGATTGGCAAACGTAAAAAAGATATTAGCAGTTAAAACCCCAAGCGGTGGCGGTGGTGGCGGTGGAGTTCCTAGCGGTGGAAGTACACCAAGCGCACCACAATTTAACGTAGTAGGCAATAGCGGAGTTAATCAATTAGCAGGAATAATGGCAACGAATGAGCAAACGCCAGTTAAGGCTTATGTAGTACCTAGCGATGTAACAAGCGGACAATCTTTAGACAGAAATATTATAAGAAATGCTAGTTTAGGATAAAAAAGTTTATAACAAACAAATTTAATTTAGTTAAAAGAGTATGCAAACGTACAAAGTAATTCTTAACGAAAACGACGAAAGCGGGATTTACGCTATTTCACTTGTAGATGACCCTGCAACAAAGGAATTGTTTATTTCACTTTCAGCAGAAAAGGAAACTGAAATACAATTAGCAACAGTAGATAATGAAAAGAGAATTGTAGTAGGTGCGGTTTTAATTCCAAATCAATTAATATTAAGAAACGATCCCGATGGTGGCGAACCTTTTAACATTATGTTTGAAGCGGAAACGATAAAAGGGATTCAAGAGAAGTTTATCAAAAACGGCTTTCAGAACAATAGCACTATCGAACACGATGGGAAATTTATTGAAGACGTTACGTTCGTGGAAACTTGGATAAAAGAAGATGATGTACACGATAAGTCGGTTTTGTATGGATTTAATCAACCAGTAGGTACATTATTCGCAATGCAGAAAATAAACAATGACGAAGTTTGGAACGATTATATTAAGACTGGAAAAGTGAAAGGCTTTTCAATAGATGGTACAAAGTTCGGTTTAGAGAAAATTAATTTAAATAATGAGTCTATGAATTTAGAAGCGATTGCAAACGCAATTAAAGAGGGATTCGCTGCGATAAAACTATCGACAGATGAACCAGCACCCGAAGTGGTGGAAGTGCAATTAGCACAAATGAAACTTAGCGATGGCGTTACAGTTTTAGAAGCGGCAAGTTTCGAGGCTGGTCAAGAAGTAAACATCGTAGCCGAAGATGGCACGACTACTCCTGCACCAGTTGGCGAACACGAACTCGAAGATGGTAGCATCTTGGTAATTACGGAAGCGGGTATGATTGCTGAAATTAAACCAGCCGAAGCGGAAGTAGAGGTAGAAGTTGAAATGAATAACGATGCAAAATTTGAAGCGTTAATCAAATCAATCGTAATGAATTTATCTAGCGAAGTAGCAAAGCAAATCAACGATTTAAAAGTTGAATTGAAAGCTGAAATTACAGAAGCTAAAGAAATCCAATTAAGCGCAAGTACAAAAGCAAAGCCAGAAGTTAAAGTTGCAAAGACTTATGAGCAAATGAGCAACTATGAAAAAACATTGTATAACAGAGGTAAATTGTAAAAAATGGCAAAAGAAAAAACATTTGTAAATCCTTTAAAAGAGGGTATAACTTACGAGGAATTTTTAAAGGCAATTCCAAAAGAAACAGATGTTGCAGATTATCTAAAAGGCAACTTAGAACAAGAAGAAATCGATTGGATTTTAGAAGAATTAGTGAATTATAAAAACAACAATAAACAATAAAAAACTATGGCAGTATCATTTACAGGGACAAAAACAGCCCAATCAGAGTTTCCAGAAATTATCCAAGAGATATATGCGGATTCTCCAACCTTTAGAGGAGAAACAATTGAATTAGTAGAGGGACACAAATCGGGAATGGATATTTACGAAAGTTCAGCATCTGTTACTTTTTCAGCAGCTAATTACGGACCAGTAACCGCAGACAACGTTACATTATCAGCTCAAAAATCAACCGTAAACCTCAAGACTTTTAATGTTGAGGGAATCATCGATGAAAGTTCTTTGTTAGGTACTAGATTTGAAAAGTCAATGCAAGCTGGTGCGTTTAACGTTGTTTCAGATGAGTTCGATCAAAGAGTATTAATTCAAGTACAGCCTGCAACGGGAGCAAAATTAGAATCAAATGTTTGGAATGGTGCTACAACTGCAACAAAAGCAGCTATCGCAGCATTAACACCGGGAGCAGGTCAAGGCAGTATTTCAGCAGGAGCGCAAACTTTAGTAGCAGCAATGCCAACTACGTTATTCGATTCTATTCCCGCAACAATGCTTTATAATGATTCAAACTCAAAAGCAACACCGGGTGCAGGTTTAGGCGATTATAAAAAAGTATTATCGATTGCAGCAGTTACAGCATCTACTATTGTTGCAGAGTATGTGAAAATTTACAACACAATACCAGACGATGTTTTAGTAAAAACGGGAGAGGAAGCGCCAGTTATCTACGCACCTAAAGGAGATTATAAACTCATCAAAACTGTAAACAGAGTACAAGGCGCAGCGTTACAAGAAAACTTTGTCGGTACATCATTTAATGATATGTATTTTAATGATGTTAACATTATATTTGTTGATTTGGTAGGATTTAGAATTGCAGCACAAAAATCAAACTTAAAATTAGTTATGGATTTGTTGAGCGATTCATCTCAATTGATTATCGAAAAAGAAGCAAACGCATCTACTCGCAGAATCCTTAAAATCATCAATACGATGACTACTTGGGTTACTCTACAAAAATGGAATGTACTTTACGGAGGATAATAAGTAACTAGGGCGGTTTAGTTACCGCCCTTATTTTAAATTTATAAATTATGGCTTGTCCTATTACAGCAGGTAGATTATTAAACAACTGTAAAAATCAAAGAGGTGGGTATAAAAATTTATACTTTGCCAACTACGATTCATATGCGTTTGTTATCTCTGCTCAAACTTTGACAGACTTGGGTACTTTAGCCGAAGTATTTAAGTACGAAGTAAAAGCAACAACAAACACACTAACAGAAACTGGCACTTCTTCAGAAGATAACGGAACGTATTTAGTTGCTCAATCTTTGGCGGTTACGCTACCAAAATTGGCAGCAGACTTACAAGCGCAAGTACAATTAATTTGTCAAGGCAGACCTTTTGTATTTGTTGAAGATTATAACGGAAATATTATGCTTTTAGGAGCAACCAATGGAACGATGGCGAATTGTACTAAAGTAACAGGTGGTGCAGGTGGTGACTTGACTGGCTATACTTTAACAATTACTGCCGAAGAGGGAAGTTTATCACCATTTTTGGATGCAGGTGCTAAAACAGACCTTTTCACTTTGGTATCTGAAGACGTTGTTTCTTAACTTTTTGTCCTATACCTACTATAAAACCCACTTAATCGGTGGGTTTTTTGTTACAAAATAGATTTATTTAGTTATAGTATTATGATAGTATTCGATTTATCCACTACACGAACCTTTAAATGTATTCCATCTAGTTATAATGGTGGCGAAATTGTGTTAAATTTCAGAGATGAAACCAAAAATATAACCTATGCAATCGAATACGATGCGGTTTACTATCAAAACTTTCAATTAATGATTCCTTTTACTGGCTTTCCAATGACAGAGGGGCAAAGTTTTGAGATTGAAGTCCTAGAAAATGGCAATATAACGTACAGAGGAAAGGCTTATGTAACTGCTCAAACCGATTTAGAAAACTACGAAATGAACAAAGGTATTTTAAAAGTATAATAATGTCTGATAAACCACAACAAAGAGTATTTGAAATCCAATTAAGCAACTACATACGACCAGAAATTAAGGAAGTACAAGGTAAAAAATGGGTTTTAAACGGCAATAACAACGAATTTTATAAAACGATTATAGACGCTTATAACGGCTCAACTACTAATAGTGCTATAATTGATAGTTATTCGCAATTTATTTACGGAAAAGGCTTGACATCGAACGAGAAAGCAACCAAAGTAAAAGAGTGGAGCGCATTATCGACTATCTTTTCTAAAAAAGATTTAAGACGCATTTGTAAAGACTTTGAAATGTTTGGCGAGGCTAGTGTTGAAGTAAAGTACTTAAACAATGTTGTTAAAAAAGTCTACCATATTGCAAAGGAAAAGGTTGCTCCAGAGGTGGCAAATGAAGATGGCGATATTACTGGGTATTACTACTCTTATGATTGGACTAAAACAAACAAGTATAAACCCGAGCGTTATGATGCGTTTGGTTTTGGCAGCGGAAACGGAGAACGTTCAGAGATTTATATTATAAGAGATTACCAAGTAGGTCAATTCTATTATAGCAATCCTAGTTATGTGAGTGGATTGTCTTGGGCAAAGTTTGAGGAGGAATTTCAGAATTATTGTATTAAGCATATTCAAAACGGATTGTCTTTTGGGTACATAATTAATATGAATGCAGGCGTTCAATCGAGTGAAATTGAAATAATGGAAACTACTGCAAAGATTCGTAAAAATTTAACTGGTTCAGAAAAGGCAGGGAATTTCTTTTTAAATTGGAATGACAATAAGGATTCAGAAATTACAATAACCGCTTTAGAAGTTAGCGAGGCGCATAAACAATACGAATATCTAACTGCGGAAGCTAGACAACAATTAATGACTGCTCACAAACTTACTTCGCCAATGTTGGTTGGTGTAAAAGAGGCAAACGGATTCAGTTCAACGGCAGAGGAAATCAAAGTAGGTTTTGCAGAATTAATGATAAATGTAATCAAACCAAAGCAAGAGATTATTCTCGATGGTTTAATGGAAGTTTTATCTGCAAATGGAATTAGTTTAGATTTGCAGTTTGAAAGTTTAAGAAGTGAAGAGCCAACTATAACCCCAACAGAAACAATAGTAACCCCAATCAAAATGGCTGCGGATGATTTTTCAGATTTAGGAGAGGAAATAGATTTGAACGAGTGGGAGTTGGTTAGTTCCGATCCCGTAGACTACGACAAAGAAGATGAGCGAGATGCAGAGTTAGAAAGGCTAAACGCTACAACTATTAAACTAATGAACATAGCTTTAGCAGATTTAAGTACAGGTACTGCACGAACTAAAAGCGTTTCAGAACAAGATACCAAGTTATACATTACACGTTACAGATATAGTGGCAATCCAAACCCCGAAAGAGGTTTTTGCAAAGCTATGATGAAAGCTAATAAATTGTATCGTAAAGAGGATATTCAAGCTATGAGCGAGAGAAATGTAAATCCAGGCTTTGGTATGCGACCAAACCCGAATGCACCTTACGATATATTTTTATGGAAAGGCGGTGGTTTGCTTTCAGATGCTTTTCCTTATGGAACTTGCAAGCATTTTTGGACTAGAGAAATGTACAGAAAAATAGGAACAGGTAAAAACACCGCAGCGCAACAATCAACGCCAGCAGATGTAAGAAAAGCGGGAGAAATTGCACCTACAAACCCTCAAAAAGTCTATATCGCTCCTCACGATATGTAACCTACAAAATAAAGTATTATGAATATTTGGTTAAAAGAAAACGAACTCACGAAAAATACGCTACTAGGTGGCAATATCGATATTGATTTGTATATCCCTTGTATAGCAGATGCACAACGTACAAGGTTGGAGGAAATACTAGGGGAAACTTTATTTAATAAAATAGATGTAGACTTTGGAAATGACGATTTAAGCGGTTTATATTTAACTTTGTTTGACAATTACATTAAACCTTTTTTGATTCATCAGAGCGCAGTAGAATATCTTTTAGTGGGTGCTTATAAGATTACCAACAATGGTATTTATAAAACGCAACCCGAAAACACCGCTTCAGTTGATAAAGCCGAAGTTGACTATTTGGTAAATAACCAAAGATTAAAAGCCGAAATGTATCAAGGGCGTTTGGAACGTTGGCTTGCGTTAAACGTATTACCCGAATATGATAGTCCATTAAATACAATTATCCCACCAGTACACAAAAGTAGTATATTTAACCGATGGTATTTTTTAGAGCAATGAGAAAATTAGACAAAAGAACAGAAGAAAACATTAAGAAATTAGAAAAGTATTTATCAAATGAAAACAGTAAATTTCACGCACAAACGAGGGGACACATTTTACCAAACACCGATAAATATAAAGGTAAATAATGTTGATTTAGATTTGACTGATGCTACTATATTAATGCAACTTCGAAAAGAGGCGGGTGGCGTTGTTGCTTTTACACCATCTTTAACTATTACAGATGCAGTAGGTGGCGACTTCCAAATTGATGAGCAAATTATAAATATTCCTGCGTGTAAATATCAATACGATATTCAAATTACTTTAGCAGACGATACAGTAGTTACTTGGATAAGCGGGTTGTTTATTATTAACGATGATATTTCAAGATAATGGCAGTAGATATAACGATTAACGAAACGATTGATTCGGTTGATATTACGGTTAACCCTAATATTATCGAGGTTAATGTAACTAGAACAAGCGGCGGCGGCGGTTTTCAAACTTGGTCGCAAACACTAGACAATGGTAGAAATACTGGTGGTTTTAATCCGCTTATAAATGATGATGATGCGATTGACTTTGAAAATGGTTCTTATATTGCAAAAGGTACTGATGAGGGTACTGGTGGTAACGGAGGTATTGAACAAACTTGCTCTATTGGTTATAAATGGAAATGGGAAGCTGGAGATATTTATATTAGAAATCAAAGCGGACAAATTACAAGAAAAGAAAACGCAAGATTTGCTCCAACTGTAAATGACGATGATACAAAAGACTTTATTGTAAATGCTTATTGGGAAATGTACAATGGTACTTTATATACTTGCACCGACAATACAACAGGCGCAGCAGCTTGGGAGATTTACGCTACAAATGTTCCGACATTTCAACAAGTAACAGATGAGGGTAACACTACTACAAATGATATTATTGTAAGTAAAGCAACTGGAAGTTCTGTAATTCAAGTTGTAAATGGAGATGATGCATTAACATTTCAAGTTGATAGTTTTGGTTCATTAATTGAATTAAATGATGTAACAGACGCAGAATATGGTTCTATTAGACTTGGAGAAATAGTAATGCAAGCGGTTGACGCAAGTATTCAATTAACTTATAATTATTTTGGGCTTTCAAATAATAATGCGAAACCATATATTGAATTAAGCGGTTCAGATGGTATCTTAACTGGTTCGGTATCTATTAAAACTGATTTAGTAAATGGTACATACGAACAACAACTGCCAAGTAAAAGCGGAACATTTGCAATGCTTGACGATGCGGTTCCTTATACTGGTGCTACTGCTGATGTTAATTTAGGTGAGTTTGGTTTAATTATTGGAAACATAGAATTTGACAATACACCTACTAATATTCCAACGAATGCGGGTGCAATGGTTTGGAACGATACAGATGGAACTTTAGATTTAAAATTAAAAGGCGGAAACGTTACTTTACAAATCGGTCAAGAACAAGTTTTACGAGTAGTAAATAAAACTGCTACCAATATCAATCTATTAGAAGCCAATTATCAAGCTGTTAGAGTTACTGGCGCACAAGGGCAAAGATTAAAAGTTGATTTAGCGCAAGCTACAAGTGATAATTTATCTGCTGAAACTATTGGTCTTGTAACAGAAACAATAAACAACAATCAAGAGGGTTTTATCACTACTAGCGGATTGATTAGAAATATCAATACAACAGGTTCTTTACAAAGTGAAACGTGGGCAGATGGGGATATTCTTTATTTATCTCCAACAGTTGCTGGTAGAGTTACAAAAACAAAACCAAGCGCACCTAATCACTTGGTAATTATAGGGTATGTAGTAAGCGCACACGCTACGCAAGGTTCAATTTTTGTTAAAGTTGATAATGGTTATGAATTAGACGAACTACATAACGTAAAAATAACTACTGCAACAAATAACCAAGCGTTAACCTATACTTCTGCAACTGATATTTGGGAAAATAAAACAATAATTGAAAATGCAATAGTTGATTCAGTTACAGATAAAGCACCAAGTCAAAACGCGGTGTTTGATGCTTTAGCACTTAAACAAAATTCATCTACATTAATTTTTGATTCGCTTCAAAAGGCAATAATGCGAGATAATTACTTTTGGTTTGTTCCAGCAGCAATAACACTAGGTGCTGGTGGTTATAATTTTGGTACATCTGAAAGAATATCTGGTTCAACTTTTACATACCTTAACAACGGAACAATAGTAAGAGGAATGTTGTCTTTTAATACAACGGCAACCGCTGGAATACTTGCATTTTCTAGAAGAAACGATGCTTTAATATTAACGGGTTTGGAAGTTGTTTTTACTCGTAAAATTCAATTCAATTCCAACGTGTCAGGACAAAGATTCTTTTCAGGTATTTCAAAAGGCAATCAATTTGCAGCACCTACAAATGTTGAGCCGAGTACATTAACAGATATTGTAGGAGTTTGTCAGTTGTCAACTTCTACTAATATGCACGTTGTTCATAATGACGCAAGCGGAACGGCAACAACAATAGATTTAGGAAGTTCATATCCTTGCAATGATTCGCAATATAATTACTACATTACAATCGAGCAAACAACGACATCTTATATTGTAAGTGTTGAGCGTGTAACTATTGCAACTGGCGTAAGTATATCAACTACAAACACTTTAACAACAAATATTCCTAATTATGCAACGGGAGTAATTCAATTATTAACTTGGATTTCAAATAACGCTACTGCTGCAATAGCAAGTTATTTAGATGGCGGGGTAATCGGTAACGTAAAAAATCAATAATATGTACTATAAAAACTCAAAATACCAAATCTTTGACGCTAACAATAATCTTGTTGTAATGCAAGAGGGAACACCACAATACAACGCATATTTAGCCTATTTGCAGAACGATGGTGAGTTGTTAGATACTGAGTATGAAATTGCGGTTAATGATACTTCAAACGTGAACGAAATCGTTATTGATTTACTCACTAAACAAGTTGAAACATTAAGCGACCAAGAGAAAACGGATTTATTAGAAAATTTATTGACTACATAGTATGGATTGGATTTACAATAATTGGCTGACGTTACTAGGGGGCGGTAGTTTAAGTGGAGTTATTGGGTGGTTTTTAGGTGGTAAACAAGCAAAAAACCAAGAATTGAAAAAGGGAGATGTCGAAATAGAAGTAGCTGAAATTGATTATGCCGTAAAAGTACGAGAACTATACGAAAGTTTATTAGCACAAGCCAATAGCGATAAAGAAATATTGAAAGCGGATAAAGATGCTATTGTAGCGGAGTTTAAATCTGAAAAGGAATATTTTAGAACGCAAGTTGATACATTAAGAAGTCAATTAGCAGAAATGCAAGTTCAATTTAATTCTATTCAGATGGCGTATGCTAAAGAAGTTGAGCAATCTCAAAACTGGGAAAAATTGCATAGAGAATTAACCGACAAATACAACGAATTAGCCAAAGACCACGAACAATTAAAGGGGTTATATTCAAAACTAAAAACAGATTTTGATAATCATAAAAAATTAGCTAAATGAAACTAGACGAGAACGGATATAAATTGATTCAAGGCTTTGAGGGTTTATCTTTAGTGCCTTATTTGTGTAGTGCTGGCGTTGCTACTATAGCTTACGGAAGTACATTTTATCCAAGCGGTAAAAAAGTAACTATGAAAGACGCTCCGATTAGTTTGGCTACTGCTAAATGGATGCTCAAAGAAACTGCCGATAAATTTGCAGTCGATGTAGACAAATTAGTAAAGGCAAACATTACACAAAATCAATTTAATGCCCTTGTATCGTTTGCTTTTAATTTGGGAGTTACGGCACTAGGTAAAAGCACACTTCTTAAAAAGGTAAATATCAATCCAAGCGATGCGACAATTAGAAACGAGTTCTTAAAATGGAATAAAGCGGGTGGCAGAGTGCTTGATGGACTGACCAAACGACGAACAAAAGAGGCGAATTTGTATTTTGTTTAGATAAATGGTTATATTTGTTTAACTAAACTACAAATTATGCTATCAAAATGGAGTATTTACGACAATAAAATACTAGAAATAGTAAATAATTCAGAACACAAATTACAAAAGATTGAAATTATAAGGCGAATAGATAATAATCTAAATGGACCAGACAAAAAATCTTTTAGTAAATATCTAGAGAGAAACCTAAACAGACTTTTAGACAATCACGAGGGTATTTACAACGCTACAAATAGCCTAGATATTGACAATACAACAGTTAAGCATCTTTGGGTAAAGAATAAAGAAGCCTCTTTATTTGTAAAAAATCCTAATTACGTTGAGCAAGATAAAAAAGACTTAGAAGAACTACGAACCAAGTTAGTTGATAACTTAAAAGATTACACTCCGAAATATCCACAGATTAAACGTTCTAAAAATGTAAAGAAAAGACTATTTGTATTCTCTCCTGCTGACATTCACATAGGAAAGTTATGTAACGCATTTGAAAGCGGAGAAGATTATAATAATCAAATAGCGGTTAAACGTGTTTTAGATGGTTGTAACGGACTATTAAGCGAACTGCCAACAGATAGCATAGAACAAATATTATTTGTCATAGGAAACGATATTTTGCATATCGATAATGCGAAAAGAACAACGACAAGCGGAACACCTCAAGATACTGATGGAATGTGGTTTGAGAATTTCCTAATAGCAAAACAACTTTATGTAGATATTATTGAAATTATGATGTCGGTTGCAGATGTTCACGTTGTATTCAATCCTAGTAACCACGATTATACAAATGGATTCTTTTTGGCACAAGTTATCGAGGCTCATTTTAAAGATTGTATGAATGTTACTTTTGATTGTTCAATATCACATAGGAAGTATTACCAATATGGTAACAATTTAATAGGTACTACTCACGGAGATGGAGCAAAGGAAAACGATTTAGCTTTATTAATGGCGCACGAAAGTAAAGACTGGCAAGAATGTAAGCATAGGTATTTTTACATTCACCATTTCCACCATAAGATTAGTAAAGATTATATGAGTGTTTGTGTTGAGGCTTTACGTTCTCCTAGTGGAACGGATAGTTGGCATCATAGGAATGGTTACCAACATTCACCTAAAGCGGTTGAGGGTTTTATACACGATTTTCAGCATGGACAAACAAGTAGATTAACACATTTATTTTAATATGAGCCAAACACCATACCAACGGATTAAAAGAGTAATGCAATTTTACTACAACAGAGGACAATGCAGAGAAAACGTTAACGAAGTATATCGTAAAATAATTAAAAGCAAATTGAAATGAAACTAACTACACTACTACTCACTCTATTGCTTATTGGATGCGGAGCGAAAACACTCAACAAAGAGCAAACGAAAACAGATAGCACCGCAGTCGCTACTCAAATTATAAAAACAGATAGCACTTCCACAGATAGCACTTCAATTAAATTCAATGTCGCTACAGAGGAAATAATTATCGAGCCAGTCGACACTACTAAACCGATTGAAATAATTAACAACGAGGGCAAAGTTACAAAGTATAAAAACGCTCGTATAAGCCACAAAAAAAGAAAAGACAATACAATAGTTGTAAATGAGAAAAGTGTGTCTAAAATCGTAGTTGATTCGCTTACAAACGAAATAGAAGTAAATAAAGTGCAAAGCAGTAAGATAGTTTACAAAGAGCAGTTTAACTGGGGAACTTGGTGGTTGTGGTTGATTATTGTTCTAGCTTGTTATTTAGCATATCGCAGATATAAAGGCTATCTTAAATTTCCTTTATTATGAGAATATCAAACGTAAAAGGAGCAACGCAGCCGAACTTTATCGAGGTTAGGCACTATGAAAATAGTTTAGTAAACATTCAAAAGGATTCAAAGCCTACTAAAAGTGATTTTAGCATAGGTTTCTGGCGTGTAAAGGGAATTAATAAAATAGACAAGGCTTATGCAGTATGAATGGATAAAAAAAGGCAAAGACTATGTTCGTGTTCCGATAGTAGTTAATACTTGGAACGGAACGCCACCGATTGAAGATGAAATAAAAAAGCCGTTAATTTCTCAACGGCTAATTCAAACTTAAAAACAAAATTACATTCAAAGATAGTAATTAGTTTTTAATTTGCAAGTGGCAACAAAGATTTTAATTCGTCAACATATTTCTTCTTTACTACCTCGCTTTCAAATTTCCTCATTGCAACAATTAACTCTTTACGCTTTAATAGTATTAAAGGTTTTTTATAAATCGTTCTTGTTTCTAACCAATAATTTAATGCGTCGATGTCAGCTATCTTTTTACCTCTAAATTTAGTTACATAATTAACTCTATAAAGTAGTGAAATAAAAAATAAATGCCTTTTATTTTTAAGGTTTACATTGCAGTATTTAGTTGGATTTCTCATTTTTTAGTTAAATTATACCCATCCACATAGAGAGATAGGTCTGTAAAAATAGCGTGTAGTAGGGAGTTACAGGAAATGCTACGTAATCGTATCGAAAATAGAAACTTGGTTTATATTAGACTTTTTCTCTATTCCTAATACAGTTTCAAAAATTGTTCTTCCAGCTTCGTAGTCAACAAGGTTTCTAGCCATTTTATTAATTGGTTGTTTGCCCTTGTATTTATAAAAATCATAATCGTGAAACTCACAAAGTTTTTTAACTTCTTCTTTTGCTGTAGAGATACCTATTGTTTCACGTTCTCCTATATTAGTTGGCAATAAAAAATTAGTCCAATATAAATGCCTACCTCTTTTTTTTGCGGGTATCAATGGTTCATAATATGGTATCACATTTTCAACTACGTATTTTCCTTTAAAAAAGTTATCTAAAAATATTACTTCTTGATACAAGCTCATTTCTGGATAACGCAAATCATAATTTTCCTTGTTTTTATTAGACTGAACAAGTCTTGAATGACTAGGGCAAGGAGGTGAAGCCCATATAAAATCAAACTCTTTAAAATGTTCAAGCAAATATTGATGAGCATCACCTATAACAACAATGTCTTTATCAAAACGATCTTGATATAGCCTAGCTGCTTCGGGGTCTAGTTCAACGGCTGTTACTTCAATTTCAATTCCTTTTTCTTTTGCTACTTCATCCCATTTGTAACGATTGCCACCTAAACAAGCGTACAAGTTAAGTATTTTATAAACCGCACTTCCTGTAACACTCGTTTGGCTCAATGCCTTATTTTCGTTTATATCGTTTTTCATCACGTTTTATTTTTTAATTAGAAATTATTGTTTTAATAACTCGGCACTAAGCCAAGCGAGGGAACGTTAGTGGCAAGTGCCGTTGACTGCTTCCCACTCCTTTAGTGCTTCATAATACGCTTCTTCTCCACCTTCAAACATCCATCCACTTGGTAGGTCATCAAATCCACTTTGAGAGTGATAACCATATTTCTCCATCGTTGGCTTTTCAGATGCACCAGCCACTAACATCGGTTTGGCAAAATTGCCGTTTTCGTTTTCTATTGACATTTTATCTTAATTTAAACATTTGTAATTCTAATGAAGTTTTGTGTTCGGCAACTTCGCCAAGCCACCACACGTTGTGCGCAATTTTAGAGCGACACAATTTCTAACTGTTTCCATTTTTCATAAGCACCTTCGTTATATCTCCAAATGTGCATTTCATTAAATACTATTCCTACCATTACTTGGTCTATTGGACATTGGTGCTTTTTAGACATTTCTTCCAAAAAACTGCGCACAACATCGGTTTGCTGCAAGGCGGGTTTTTGTTTTTCGTTTGACATTTTGTTGTTATTTAAAAGTTAGTAATCCTATTTAAGTTTTGTGCTATAATTCCCGCCCTGACAGCAAGCCGAGAACCGTTATAACTCATTTATTGAAAATCTCGTGTTCCAATA